AATACCTATTGTGGTGTAATTTATGATGTAAAGGAATGGAGAACATCTTGGAGAGGAACCAAAGTTCCTGTGATAGGACAATGTCAGTTCAGTTGGTTTTGTGACGGTAAGTCAGACGAACCTAAAGATTCAAAGACATGGATAAAGTCTGTACAAGTTGCAAACAACTTTATGATGAATGAACACCCCGATATCACTGAGGGTGCAATGTGGTATCATGCATACTATATCAATCCATACTGGGCAAAACATTTGAATGAGACAGTACAAATCAACGCACATATATTTTACAAGTAATGGGTTATCTTAACTTAACAAGTTCTATTAGATATGGGCCTCATGGTAAAAGAAGAAAGACCAAGGCATTCACTAAGAAGTCAAAGAAACAGAAGTATCTAGAAATGATAGAACAACAACAAAAGGTTTTTGACCGTGTGGTCAGAGAAGTATCTGAGACAGAGAAGATTCCTTCTGCATTACTCAAAGGTGGTGGCGGTGGTCAGAAAAACCTTGAGTGGGAAAAGGAGAAACTAAAGATATCTTCTCAGTACACTATTGCACCAGCATACAACAAAGGTGCATATCAAGTCATTGGAAAAAACAATATAAAAGATATAGGAAAATGAGTCAACCTCAACAACAACAAAAGGTTCCTAGTAAAAAGGAGCTAGAGAAAAAGAAAAGACAAGCTCAAGATAGAAGAAATGGTTGAACTTGCAAAACTAGATAACGGAGAAGAGGTCTACGGAACTTACGAAGAAGTAGAATCTTATGCAGAAGAGAATGATACATGTGTTGTAAGATATTACGACCATGTAAATCCTTCTACTGTTTATAACAAATTCAAGTGGGTTGGACAAGGATTGTCAGACCCGTTTGCAGTCTCGGTTCCTTTCAATTACAGAGAGGGAAGAACAAAAGGAAACTTCAACACTCGTGGTGTTGACCAAGACAAATTTTAAACCATATTGACTATATTAACAAGGAGTGATAGAATAGTATTATGAATTATCGAAATAATATCTTTCAACGGTTCACTATGTGGGTTGTTGATTGTTGGAGAGTGGTAATGGACGCAAGGTTCAATCCACTTAAACATATACCCGACCCAAGTCTACAAATGTATTTTACATTAGTCTTGTTTGTAATGTGGTCTGTATACTTTGGATTCGTTGCAAGTTATTACATGGGTTGGTTAGGTTATGATATCGTTATGAGTATCATAGTTCACATGGCTGTAATAATCCCTGTTGGATTTACAAATGCAATATTCATGGACGCTGAAAGAGAGAATGCACCATGGTTATACAAGTGGAAACTCAATAGAGATTTAGACCAACAAGATATCAATCTTAAAAAGTCTAACTATGAGAAAAGAATCAAGTGGGATATTGACAGAGAAGCATGAACATTTTTTACTTACATAAAGACCCAGTAGAATCTGCAAAGTTGCATTGTGACAAACATGTATGCAAGATGATTATCGAGTATGCACAAATGCTTTCTACTGCACATAGAATGTTAGACGGTACAGAATACATTAGTCAAACACTAGGTGGTCGTAGAATCAAAAGGTGGAAACACCCTAACTCAAATATGGAAGGAGTCTTGTACAAGGCTTCCCACATAAATCACCCCAGTGCAAAATGGGTAAGAGAAAATGCAATCCAATATCAATTTATGTATGATATGTTTGTTGCATTATGTGACGAGTACACATTCAGATATGGTAAAGTACACATGACTGATTCTAAACTCAGAGAGATATTAAATGAGATTCCTCGAAACATGGAACTAGGTGAGTGGAGAGAACCACCACAAGCTATGCCTGACGATGTCAAAACAGAATCAAGTCTTGAAGCGTATCATAAATACTATCAAGTTTACAAGAGTAGATTTGCAGTATGGACGGATAGACCCGTTCCTGCTTTCATGGAACAATATGCCTAATTACGATTTCTTAAATAAAGAGACTGGTGACATTAAAGAATATACAATGTCATATAAAGACCTTGACGAGTTCAAGAAAAACAATCCCCACTTATCACAATTGATATCTGCACCTAAGATTGTAGGTGGACACGGTGACCGTGTAAAGGTTGACGGTGGATTCAAAGATGTATTGAATAAGATTGGAGACGCACACCCAGGCTCAGAAGTTCATGCAAGACATGGAAGTAAAGATATCAAAAGAGAGAAGTCTGTACAGACAATCAAAAAGCATATGGACATACAATCCAAAAAGAAGTAAAATATAATTATGACTAAAGTGAGAACCACATTACTAGATATTCCCGAGTTGGAAAATCTAGATTTAAAGACAGAGACAAGAGACGGTAAAAGACATTACATTGATTCAGAAGGTAATGCATATCCAAGTGTCACAACTGTATGTGGTTTGAAGACTAAAGAACAAATCAAACTATGGAGACAACGAGTCGGTGAAGAAACTGCAAACAAAGTCTCCACTATGGCTGCACGAAGAGGAACTCAATTCCACCAACATGTCGAAGACTATCTTAGGAAGGAAAAGGAGTTCATAGAGTTTGAGAACATTCTACAAGAAGGAATGTTTCGTGCTATAAGACCAATACTGGACGAGATAGTTCCTCTTGCATTAGAGGCTCCTATGTATTCTACTAATCTTAAAATGGCAGGACGAGTAGATTGTGTCGGTATGTTTGAAGGTAATCTTGCAATCATTGATTTCAAATCAAGTGCAAAGATGAAGGAGGCTCACATGGCAGAACCTTGGTTCTTACAAATGACTGCATATGCAATCATGGTTGAAGAACTAACAGGACATGAGATAGAAGAATGCATGGCTCTTGTAGCAGTAGAAGGTGCAAACTCTTTTCAAGTATTCGTATGTGACCCAAAAGATTATGTTGAAGAGTTATACTCTTTGAGAAAACAATATGAAAATTTGTATGGAATTTGAAATGATAACAAGAAAAGAATTTAGTGAACAAGTCGAAAAATTGGTTGCCAGAGGAAAAGGTAATACAGACATAATGTCAGCAATAATAAAAGTATGTGAACTTAATAAGGTTGAACCCGAGAGTGCAAAGAGATTAATCTCTACACCACTCAAGGAAAAGTTGCAAGCTGAAGCAGAACAACTCAACATGATTAATAGACATACACGAAGTCAATCAACTTTGATTGGTTTCTTTACGGAGAAAAAATAATGCAAGTAGGTGATACAGTCACAGTAGTGACAATTAGTGGAGAGTATGTTGGTGAACTTGAATCTCAAGAAGATTTAAAGGTGACTTTAAGTAAACCAAGAATGGTAGTTCAAACTGAAAAGGGTATGGGTTTTGCCCATGGTGTAGCAGTGACGGGTAAAGAGAATCCCGAGACTGTGACCTTTATGAATCCTGTATACATTATTCCAACTAACGAACAAGTATGCAAAGCATGGGTTGAAGCCACCACTAACATTCAGTTAGTGAAGTAATGACAAGTCGTGAAGGATATGATGCATACACACTTTATCTTGGTATAAAGCTACACTTCTATTCTAAGGACTATAATTTTGTCAGATACAACGGGAAGGTAAAGGCAGATATCAATTCCTTTATCAAACGAAAAGACAAATATCATTTTGGTAAACTATACAAAAAGTATAAGAACAATTTACAAGATTTCTATATTGCAAATCTATCTGTTTATGACCTTTGGGCTGGTGAACTTCTAGAGAACGAATGTGACGGAAGATATAGAGACTGGAAGAAGAGACAACAAAAACTAACTTACATGTTTGAGACAGAAGTATCAGACCAAGTTAGGAAGTATAAGATTGATACACTGTTAAAGGTAAACAAAGGACAACACCCAAGACTATTAAAAGCATATCTAGGAAGTGAGATAAGTTTAGAGACACTTTGTATCATGGACGAGATAATCGGATTCACAAAAGACTGGGAGAGACTAATACAAGAGAAGGTTGTATATCCTGATGTACATAACAAGATAAACAAATACAAAGCTTTCTTATCTTACCCACAACAAGAATACAAAACTAAACTAATAGAACTATGCTCTACATAATCGGTAATGGCCCAAGTAGATTAGACTTCGACATGGAGAAACTACACGCGTACGGGTGCGAGTGGTGGGGTTGTAATGGAATATACAGAGACTATACACCCGATTTATTATTTGTACATGACATACCTATGCAACACCAAGCTGTGGTGGACGGGTGTTTAGAAAAGGGAAGAGTTGCAGTAGGAGATTGGAATCCTATGGAGATTGAATTGTATGAAGACTTGAAGTTCATGCATTCGACCATGCCCGTGAAAATAATAGAAAATCGTTCCGAGGACGACACTCATTTTGTATTACAAGGGGAAGGAGATGAGGTTTACTTTACTGCTTATCCAGTGGGGGCTAATGAGAACATTATTATGTATAATTTTCCAAAGCTCAAGAACACCTTTTGTGGAATTAGTGCATTAGGATATGCAGCTTACAATGGATATAAAGATATTACTCTAGTGGGTTTCGATGCACTAGACCCCGATATAGATAGTGTTAGTAATGTTTATGAAGGTACAGAACTTTACAAGACTAAATATAATAAGGACGATACAGTTAACTACATTCAAAAAATGCAGTTTGTATCCCTACTTGAAGACGAGTTGTTTGAAGAGGTTGATGTTTATTTCAGAAACCCTCTAGACAGATGCAACAAAGTCATATATAATGAACTTACTTATTTTGAAAATAGTAAGGATAGGTGGTCATTAGGTGAGAGTTCACTTTTTGACTTTAGATAAAATGCAATACGATGCTAATACAATGCGATACAATAGGAGAATACAATGTCGACATCATTAGATAAGTTAAGGGCAGCAATGGAATCTGCCTCCCCTACTCAAGGAGAAAAAAAGTCCTATTCCGATGACAGATTTTGGAAACCCGAACTCGATAAGAGTGGTAATGGGTTTGCAATAATCCGTTTCCTACCTACCCCCGAGGGTGAAGAAATGCCATGGGTCAGTTATTTTGACCACGGTTTTCAAGGGCCAGGCGGTTGGTATATTGAGAAGTCTTTAACGACTCTTAATAAACAAGACCCTGTGTCTGAATACAATACCCAGTTGTGGAATACTGGAATCGAAGCCAACAAAGAAATTGCAAGGAAACAGAAGCGTAGACTTCATTATGTTTCTAACATTTATGTTGTCTCTGACCCAAAAAATCCTGACAACGAAGGTAAAGTATTTCTTTACAAATACGGTAAAAAAATCTTTGAACAGTTGAAGGAAGCAATCAGTCCTGCTTTTGAGGACGAGGCTGCAATCAATCCTTTTGACTTAAGAGGAGAAGGTGCCAACTTCAAGATTAAAATCAGAAAAGTTGACGGTTATTGGAACTATGATAAATCAGAGTTCGATTCACCAGCACCACTTTTTGATGATGAAAATCAGTTGAATGATATAAATAATTCGACTCATTCGTTATCAGAAATAATTGCACCAAGTGAATTCAAGACTTATGAAGAGTTGAAAGAAAAACTCGACAGGATTCTTGGACTGACTGGTGGAGTGAGTAATTCTACAGCGGAATCAGTTGCAGAAGACCAAGAGGAAGTGCCTTGGGCAAATGTAAATACTGAGTCTGTTGCAGACGAACCCGTAATCCAAAGTGCAGAAGCTTCAGTCGGAGAGAGTGAAGACGACGCAATGGATTACTTCAAGAAGTTGGCTGCTGACAGTTAACTTTTAATTTGGGGTAGTCATGATATATAATGTAGATTATGTGAGAAAGAATGACTACTCACTTGGGCCGTGGAATGAAATGGGGGCACCAAGTAAGGGAAAAGGAGACGGCAAATCTAGCGGGTCTCTTGGTTAAGAACGGGAATGCTGTAAGGCGTGGGGTGACTTAACACTTTATTATTATGAAGAGTGAATACTACAAAAACATTTTACCATTCAACGAGAATGAGAGGGTTGTTGACCAGTTCGGTTGGACACCTCAATCAGTAATCACACCTACTAAATCTTCAAAGAACAATTGGGAACATGCATACTTAACTGCATATGAAGAGAAACGAGGAGTATGTGAAAGACTTCCAAACGGTTTAATGATGTCTGAGTTCCATGCAGGCTTATGTGAGAACTTAGTACATTACTGGAGTATGGTTGGGGATACAATAGTAGACCCTTTTGCTGGAAGATTGACAAGAGCATTTGTTTCTCAATCTCTAGGAAGACAATACTTTGGATATGATGTTTCACCTACAACAGTAGAAAAGGTTAGACACGAATTAAAAGAACATGATTTAGATGCAGTTATCCATGAAGAGGACGGTTGTGAAATGAATGCAACTCCCGATAACTTTGCACATATGGTTTTGACTTGTCCACCATACGGTGATATAGAAAAATATGAATCAGTGACAGGTCAGTTATCAGACATAAAAGATTACAAAAAGTTTTGTGATAGAATACAAGTATGTGGTGATAACATAGAAAGAGTTTTAGTGCCTGGCGGGTTTTGTGTATGGGTATGTGGAGACTGGAGAAGAGACGGACAGTACAGACCGTTCCATTCAGACTGTATAAATATGTTCACAAAGTCGGGACTAAAATTACATGACATTATAGTCATGAAGAACGATACTATATTTGCAGCCTTACAAATGGGTAAGTGTGCAAGTAAAAGATATACAAGTAAAGTACATGAGTATATTTTAGTATTCAGAAAAGAAGGTGAACTTGTTTCAAGTTCTGATAAGATTAAAAACAGAGAGGATTCTTTAGAACAATTTTTTAGTTAATATGCCAAGTGTAAAACCAAGAAGACACCCAAAGAGTAAGAATGTAGAACCATTCGATAGAATGCTACGCAGGTTTAAGAAACAATGTGAGAGAGCAAACATTGTTAACGAGGTTCGTGAGAGACAATATTATGAAAAACCGAATCAAAAGAAACACAAAAAGAATCAAGAAATTGCAAGAAGGAAAAAACTTCAAGCAAAAAGAGACGCACTCGCAAACTCTAGATACAGAGGGCCACTTGGGTAAAGGGTCTAAGAGACGACCTCAAGTTGTCTCAGATAAAGATTTTCAAGATGCATGGGATAAGATATTCCCTCGTAAAGTCACACCTAAACATGGACAGTCTCAAGTCCATAGAGATAAAACCAAATATAACCGTAAGGTTTCTAAGACGGAACTACTGAAAGACGATATCCTGTAGGGTCGGGATTATGTGGTGCTGGGTCTTTGATACTCTGTTGAGTAATCTGATTAATTTGTTGATTTAATGCACCAGTATTTACATCACCAGTTCCAGCTGATTTCATATCGTCTGTAGAATCTTTTTGTTCTGTTGTTTCTCTTTGTGCAGTTGCAAGTTGTTCTCCACCTGCTTGTTCGATAGCAGTGGCTGCAGTTAGTTGTTGTTCTTTAGATAATGCACCGATAGATTGTCTTACCTTATATTCATCAGGTGTTAATCCCAATGCATTTGCAGCTATTCTTGTTTCCTCTGCTGGTGTAAGTTTTGCCCTTTGTTCTTCGGGTGGTGGGGCAGGTTCTTCTACCTTCTTCTCTTTATCTGCTTTCCTTTTTTCTTTTCTTTCGTTAATCTCTTTTAGTTCTGCTTCTTCTTCGTCACTTAAACCGAATAGTCTCCCTTTCCATTTAAGAATCTTACCTCTTACCCAGTCAGAGATAGAATACCAAACATTCATAAATCCTTCCGTCAAGTTGGTTATAATATTTTGGAACCCTGTCTTGAATGCATCAATCTTATCCATGACATATGCTTTAATGTCTTCAAAGTTTTTAACAACATACATTACTGCCATGACGAATAGAACTACAGCAGCCACGATTGCAAGACCGATTGCAATAAACGGTGCAGCTGCAACTAACTTGGCTGCAATAACTGAGAGTAATCCAGCAATAAATGAAAGGCCTGCACTTAACAATGCAATACCCGCTCCCAGTAATGGGAATGCATTTACTAACTTAGCTGCAATAACACTATAAAGACCAACAAGGTATTTTCCTGCGGCTGCAATCAGTCCTGATGCAGCACCAAGAAATCCTGTTGCAGTTGCAGTTAATCCACCTGCCAATGTTGCCATTGCACCAGTCAGATATGTTCCTGCTGCAGCTAATCCTGTTGCAGCACCAGTCATTAGAGTTCCAGCAAAACTTTGTATCGAAGTGACCAAACTAGATTTCATTATATAATCTTTTGCACCACTTAATACATTTCCAACACCTGTCATTAGACTAGAGGCTGCATTAGATATTCCGTCTTTGACAAAAGAGAATGCATTACTTAATACACCACCTATCTCAGAACCTACAGCAACAACTGTATCCTTAATTGCACCTACAAAATTAGATGCAGTATCTTTTATTGTTGACCATGCATCGGCTAATGATTCACTTGTTATACCAATAGAAGCTAAACCACTTTGTATTGTTCCACTAACTGCACTAAAGGCACTAGAAAATGCATTACCTATTGTACTGGCTGCACTACCTACACCTGATGCAATGTTATTAGCAACACCTGTGATTCCGTCTTTTACAGAAGTAAAAATATTCCCTGCTGCTTCAGAAAGTTTTGGGAAGAACCCCATGTTTTCTTTTTGGAATCTACCAGTCTCAGGATTTCGTCTTGGGTCATTTGCAAATAAAGCGTCTCTAGCTCCAATTGCAAAGTCTTGAAACTTACCAATTATTTTATCTTTTAATCCTGCGACCTTTACCTCTTCACCGTCTATCATTTCGGTATAACCCATGAAGAGGTCTGTTAATTTCTGGCCTGGGTTTATTTCTTTACCAAAGAATGCAGAGGTTTTAACTATGGCGTCATTTGCAAGTTTAAATGGAGTTTGAACTAAAGTGAATGCAGCTTTAACTTTATCCATTGCATCACCAGTCTTAGTATTTAAATCTATTATACCACCTGATAATTCTTTTATTGCTTCACCAGCACCTTTGAATGTATCTTGAACATCACCTGTACTGAATGTGACATTACTAATTCTTTCGTATTCTTTAGAAGTTTTCTTGACTGATTCTGTAATATTGTCAACTGCCTCTGCAGCTGCTTCTTCTACAGGGTCGATATTGACTGAGAAGGACATTGCTTCACTAAGTTTAGATGCAATGTTTTTTACACTTGATTTAGAAAGATTTGCAAGTTGCTTTGCACCACCTACTTCTTCTTTCTTTAATGCGATAGTTGTTTTTACTGCATCAACAATACTCCTGTTTGCAGTACCCATAGCCTTCTCGTTTTCTTTTGCGAGAATGCCTATGTTTTTTATAGAATCATCTATCGACTTGTCCATTTATTACTCTACTAATAGTTGTTCTTCTAAATTTTTGATATTCTCTTTCCAAGTTTCTAATGCTCTATCATACGAAGCCTTTGCAGACTCGTATTGAAAATCTTCCAGTTCGTCCTCATTAGGTTCCACTGGTGGATTATCTTTTAACATTTGAAGATTCTCTTCTAAAGAATTTATACTTTCTTCTGGCATGTTAACTCCTATTTTTTGTTGTTGTCAGAATCGTGTTCCTTTGCAGCACTATTAACATATAGTCCAAACCATGCAGCTCCAGCTCCTACCAAGATTGATATCAATCCTGATTGTTCCATTGTCGGGTCAGGTAAATCTAAGAACCACATAACCACGAAATAAATTAAGAATATGTAAACACTTAAAAATGCTCTTGGCCATATTCTCCATGCATCAACAGCCTTTGCAAGAAATATATACTTCTGCCAAGGGTTGACTTTACTATCGTGTTCCAACTCCCAAATCTTTTGTTTGAGGTCGTTGTTTTCAGTCACCATTTCCATAAACTTACTTAAGTCTATTTCAACTTCATTTCGACTCATGTCACCTGAGAACTTTTCTCTATCACTCATTTATTATTCCTCTATCTAGTTTTTAACTTTGCTTGTCGAGAGCGTTCACGCTCCTTCTCTTCTTCTAGATGTTGAAGTAATAACTTTATGTAAATCTCCCTTTCCCACGGTATCATAGAATCTAATTCAGTCAAACTATATCTATGATGTTGCATCATTTGAAAGTTGGTGTTATAATAGTTTAATAAACTATCATGAGAAAGGGCTACTAGAAAAAATTATTTAATCCTGATATTGTAGTCCTAATCTCTTTACCACACTTTTCACAATCTGCACTTACTTCTTTTTTCAATGAAGGTAAACCTTCAAAGTAAGAAGTAATCATTTCAAGTTGAGACATGGATAATGAGTCCATAAACTCATTTATTTCATTTGTCGAAGCATCTGCTATTGGATAAACTTCTTCTGCATCATATATGTTGACCATGCAACTTTTCACTAACTCTAGGGATTGAACTGCTTGAGATTCAACACTGTCTGTTTCGACTGGAGTTGCACCTACATCTGATATCCTAGGATATCTCAGTTCTACACCTAACTCATCACTAATCATAATTTTGTTTTCGGGTTCTTCACCTACTACTTCCACATCATCTAAATTAATGACCGTAGTTCCTTGACCACCTTCGCAGTCTTTGTTATTACATGTCACTTGTATATTTGCAGTTTCACCAATACTCTTAGTTCTTATCTTTAGGAATAAGTATTCCATATCGATAATAGGTAGAGAGTCAGGTTTAACCTTTCCAAAAGTCACACTTTCGATAAGGTCTTTCACTGCATTAAACATAGCTGCATCGTTTTCTTGTTCCTGAGCCATCATTAATACTTTCTGCTCTTTCACTAAGAATGGACGATACTCCACTTCTCTTCCGTCACTAGGAAGTACACATTTATACTTCGGTGACGATTGCTTTGGTAAAGCCATAATATATCCTCTATTTGAAGGTGTTAACCACCTTCCCTTCTTTTGTTAGTAATAAATTCAGAACCTATTCCTAGGTCTCTTCCAATATTACTGGCACGAGAGATTGCAGTATCATAACTACCTAGTCTTCTACCTAAATCTCCCAATTTACTATTGAATCTTCCAGCAACTTTTAATCCTTGTAAAACTGCATCGAAGATTCTTCTTCCTTTATTTAGACCACTCAACTCAAAGTTTCCTGCGTCAGGTTGTGTTAATGACACATCACCTCCAGCATTACTGTAGTCCATTGTATGATATCTGTATGTTAATGTGAAACTAAATGTCATAGGCCCAGCTTCTGAACCAGTACCCATATCTAAAGTTAAATCGGCATAACTTGATACATAACATTCATGTAATGTCTGTGTAGATGCACGAGTTCCGTCTTTTCTTAATACATGAATTGCAGCTGTACCGATATAATCGTTATAAAAACTAAAACCATGACCCTCGGGTCTTTCGTTAGCATTACCGTCATTTAGTATTGTTCTTGATTCATAACCGAGTGGTGTATGTATCATTCTCAACCACTCTTCTATAATTTGTCTATCTAAAAAGTTTTGGTCACATATGAATTCAAAATCCATTGTATCACCATAGTCAACTGTTCCATCAGGTAATTTGTAATGTCGGAAAAGGTCGTTTGTTCCTATACTCTTACCAGCTATCGAAGCAGATTGACAAAGAATTCTTAAGTAATCATTCTGCAAACCTTGAAAAGGTTCAGGAAGTTTTTGAAATTCGACTACAAATCTATTTGCAGATAGGGGTTGACCTATCTTT